TCTTTAAATGATTCATCAATAATTTTTTGTGCCATTTTTTCTGCTTGCACACCTATTTCTGTAAGATCTTTGTATTTATCTCCGTTCACAAAACGTTCTATATATAGGTGGAGCGCGGTGCCAATCTGACCTGCACTCTTAATTATTTCTTCAGCTTTTTTTTCGCCTACTTTTGCACGCCATTGTTTTAAAAATGTTTTATCTTTTGTTTTAGAAAGTATAGTTGTGACTGATGGCAATGCTTCACCATCGGGTGTAAGATATAATCTTCCATCCCCTTCTTTGCGTTTTAGTTCTGCGTAATTATATTTCTTAATTAATTGCACTATGGCTTATACCACACACTCCGACATATGCCTAGCCATTTCTTGAGCTCTGTTGGGTGTCTGTTTTGCCCAACGTGAATCAAGCATTTGAACAGACGCTTCAGCGTAATCGGGTGGATCTTGCTGAAGGGCCTGCCACATTTTCCTGAACTTGGAAACTCCTGTCCCCCCAAGCTGGAAAATCATTTCGATGATTATAATTTTTGCATCATCACTTATTGTTAAATTTGAACACATGTCATCTGCTTGATCAATTGCAGATTGTAAATCTTTTTCTAGTATACCCATTAAGAAATCTTCATCATACTCTTTACCATCTTCCCAAAAATCTTCTACACACAGGTGGCCCACGCCCACGGTTCTTTTGTTTAGGGTATCGAGGTATACCTTGTTGCGGTATCCTTCATGTTTTTTTACTGATTCTAAAAGTTTATCCATGTCAATCATATTATTTATCCAATTTCTTGTTTATGTTTTTTACTTCGTTTTCTATGACAGCTATTCTAGCTTCCATTTTTGTAAACAAAATAAGTGCTTCTTCTATTCTATCTATGTCACGTTCCATTGCATTGATACGCTGTGATGTCATGCCCCATGTAGCACCTAATGCTATAAAGATTCCTATGATCCACACTGCGTCTCTTACACTCATTAACTTACCAAAGATATTATTCCACCCTTTGCTGCCATACGTGGTGCCACTCTGTTAGCGAGTGCCTGGTCCAAGTTTCCTTCATACAAGGAAGCCGCAGCTGCAGGGTTCATGTTAGGACTTTGTAATATAGAAGAACCAATACTTGATACTTCATCTGCAAAGTAATTTGAATCTGGTTGTGGAGGATTTTGTATTCTATCTAATATGTTCATCGCAGGCGATGTGCCTGGTGTACCCATTGTATCTTCTACCATTCCTTTTCCAGTTTCTAAAGCTTGTTTACCAGCTTCACCAAATATCTCTAATGCACTTCTTGCGGGTGCCATACTTTGACCAACTTGTTCTCTGTATCGTTGTCCTGTTTCAACTTCTGCTAATTCACGGTCAAACTCTTGCCATTCTTCAGGACGTAATCTTACAAGACGAACAAAGTTAGCAAGTCTAACTTGCTCTGGTAATGTATCATCTAGTATGTTTCTGTATGCACGGAGAGAAGGCGGACTTGTTATAATGCCACCCATGTATCGTACACCGTATGCCAATGCTGCTGGTATTAACCAACCACTTCCAAAAGCTGCAAGTGCACCAGCACCTGCTGTTTTTGTTTGTAATCCTAATGCTGATGTAGGTAGAGCAGATTTAATACCTGAACGTATACCACCCATTACTGCACGACGTGCCATGAATGTGCTTATTTCTGGTATACCATTTGCTGCTGCCGCAGTCATTAGTGTAGCAAAATCTTCTAAATCTTTTAAATTAGGTAATTGTGCTGCTTGTCTACCAGCTATACCTGCTGGCGTATCATATTTTATTGCTTTTAATCCTTCATTAAAATTAACATTGTCAAATTCTTTTACTATTCCTGTTTGTCCATCACGAACAACTATTTTAGATACTTGTGGTCCTGGTAACGCTTTTTCAAATAATGTTTTAAGTGGATTGCCTTTACCTAAACCAAGTGCACGTCTAAATATTTCTCCATCAAATAACTCTGCACCATCTCTTTGCACAATAGAATTATTAAATACTTTGTTAAGATAAATGCCTAGCCCTTCATAGTACGCTTTATCACCAACAATATTTTTCATTGTTGCTAAGTTTGTTGCAGCGTTTCCTGGATCTTTTTTAGCTATATCAATAACAGTTTCAAATATGTTTGTTGCTTGACGATCCGGATCAACGTTAATAGCCATACCAAATCTTTCTACAGGACCAGCTACAGCTTTGCCTGCTTTTGTTGTAAACATCATCATGCCGTTGCTTACAAATTTTTCATAATCACGCCACAATTTTTCTACTTCAGGTATACCTGACTTTGATAAGTTACCAATATCTGCTTCCCATGCTTTGTATATATTTAAAATATCTGCTTGGCTTTCACCATCTGCATTCTTTAAAAACTTATTATATAATTTATCCATTTGATCACGAAGACCATAGTACTGCTCTATTGTTCTAGCACCTGCAATACCTGGATCTATAACTTGAGTTTTTAAAAAATCAATAAAAGGTTCTGGAACTGCTTTACTAACTGCAGCTGTGCCTTCGTCTGTAGGAGCAATTTGTCTTTGTGCTAAAGCTCTTTGATAAATTCTTTTTGCTTCATTAACTAATGTAGAATCATCTACAACAGCACCATATTTTCTAGCTGAGTCTAATAACAATTGTTGTTTTTCTGCAGCTGCATCTCTAAATCCTCTTGCAGCAGCACCACCTAATCCTGATATTTTAGCACCATGTTCACTAACATTTAGTATAGGAGCAAACGTTAATTTTTGTATTATGCTACCACCAAGGTCCATGTAAGCATTCATTTGATCTGCTTTGTTTCTATATATTCTTGTACCTATGACAGGTGCACGTCCTAATAATTTTGATATACCTGCTAACATAGGGGAACCAACATCAGATCGTTGCACGTCTGTGCCAATCATTTTTTCTGTTTGTGGTAATAAATCACTTACTTGTTTTAAAGGTGTTTTTAATTCTGACGGACTTAAAAAATTAAAGACAGGGCTTCTCATTAATCTTGTCATAAGATTTCCAATCAAAGGAATATTTAATTGTATATTTTGTGTTCTTCCGCCAATAGACGTTTCTATAAATTCTTTTGTTAATGGATCTTCTTTTAACGTAGTGGAAAATTTACCAGACTGGTATAATCTTTGCTCTGCGTCTAATATTTCTTGACCAGCAGGAACTCTAGATCCTGCTCTTGGTTTAAACATACCAAATACATTACCACCTATAAATCTTCTTGTTGCATAGTAAGCAGGTCTTGCTCCAAAAAACACGCTGGATATTGCACCATCAATTGCTGCATCTTTTAATGCACCTTTTATTCTTGTTGCTTGATCAGGACGATTAATACCTTCAGGACCAAACGTTAGTCTCTCTGGTATTGCAGCAGACATTGTTTCTAATATTTGATTATCACTGTTCTTCAAAAACTTTTTTGCTGTGCCAGCTTTGTTCATTATATCTAATTGAACTTCATAACCATAATCAGCTATGCCTACACCTGTAGCTCCACCAATTACTGCACCTAATGCTTTTGCCCACCAAGGTCCTGGGACCTTGCCACCACGTGCCATGCCAGCCATAAATCTTTTACCTATACCTTTTGTTCCATATCTATATGAATCGCCAAAAGCATCGACAACAAGCGGTCCAGCTTTAAATCCTTTTAACATACCAACTGTACCCGCAACCATTTCTCCTCCAACTTCTACCATAGGATAAGGATTTGGATTTGATGTATATAAACCAAATTCATCTTCGTTAAGTAATGTGCTTGGTGTTATCGTTGTAAAATCTTTTTGTGCTAGGCCCATGGATTTAATGTATTGCTGTATATCATTATTAAGTTCAGCCACTTGCGCTGGTTCCATGTTAGGATATTTTTCTTTTGCACGGTGAATAATGTTAACTACATTATCACGTACTGTGTCTCTTTTTTCTCTGTATGTTTTTAAATTTTGTAACTCAATGGCACGTGCATCAAGTTCTTGTTGTGATGCAACGAAAGGATTAGATTTACCAAAAGGTTTGCCTGGTGCTAATAAATTACCAAGTATTTGAAATGGCGCTGAGAAAGCTTCTCCAATAGGCTCCATTGATTTTCTGTTTTTACCAATTATTTCTTCTGCTTTTGTTTGTGGTACACCGCCTTCTGTTTTACTTACAAACTTTTTATCCTTTGCGTCTAACTTAGATGCTGC